CTCTGCTTCTAATCCATCGAATGTTAAAGTATATCCATTTCTATCACCAAAGGCCGCACCACTATCAGCAGTACCAGCATTTAAAGACATTCCATTAGACATACCTAATGCAACTATCACATCATGACCATTAGCCAATTGTGAATTTAGTTGTGCAAATATTCTTACTTGAGTCTGTCCAAGTAATTTTATTTCTTGTTGGTCTTGGTGTGTAAGTCTATTTAATACCATATTTACAACAGGATTGTAGAAAATCGTACCCGCATCTGTGTTACCCGTTATTGTATCAGTTACTGTTGTAGAACCTCTAGGTACAGTATAACGGTATATTGTATTACCACCAAAATCAATAGTGTCAATAGAAGATTTATCTACTGCATCATAAGCATAAGAAGCTATTTCATCATATACAGAAAAGTATATGTACTTAACACCCCCAGATACTCTGTTACAATCTAAACCCCTACCTTTTGTTAAATTTGTACATGCCATTATTAATTTTTTTTAAAAGTTAAAAACAGGGGGTTTTTACGCCCCCTATTTGTTTTATTATGATTGTCTTACAATATCTGCACCAACTCCAGTTTGTACACCTGCTGAATATCTAGCAACTAATCTCATGTTGTCAGAACCGTCTAAAGCAGCCATATCCATTAAAGTAATTCTAGGACCTGTTCCAGTAACACCAAAATCAGACACTAAATCAGTACCAAAGTATAAATTGCTTCTTTCTGCTGCAACTAATTGATTATCAGGCATTCCAGGACAAACTGCGATTTTATAGCCTTCAAATACTGGTTCATAATCTCCATTCATGTTGTAAGCGTTAACATATCCTAATGTAGATACTGCTGAAATATAGAATGCGTAAGTCTTAGGATTCATATATATATGTGTATCTTCTTTAGCTAATATGTTAGGTACATTAGCAGCCATGTCAGTTGTTAAAGTTTGTAAATTTGCAATTATATTAGTTGCTGTATAAGCACCTGAAGCTGTTGATTGTATTACTGTTCCATCAACACCAGGTAATAAGTACCCAACTGCTGCACCTAAGAATCCAGTAAATTCACCTGTTGTTGCTGTTACACCTTGCCATATTGAATTTTCAACACCTTGTGCTATAATTTCACCCATGTAAGATATTACATAATCTTCAAATGAAGCAGGTGGTGGTGCGCCTGGACCGCTCATACTCATTGATTCCCAGCTACTTACAAGATTTTGCTTACATAAGTCAATGTTAATTTGTAATGGTTTTACTTCTAAAACTTTTTCAGTAAGTGCAAGTGTACCTGCATCTGTAAAATCGCAAGTTGCATCTTTTACTAAAGTAGAACCTGCCATTGATTGAATATTAGATTTATAACGAACGTTGTTCATTTGTGTTATATAGTCTAATGATTTTGCTTCTTTTAACGCTGCACTGATATAAAAACCAGCTGCTTTACCAGCGTAATTTGATGTTACATTAAATGCCATTTTTTTTTATTTTAAGTTATTATTTATTTAAATTATATAAAAACCTTTCTTTTTTAGAAAGTTTATTAAATTCTTTTTTTGTTAAAGCAGGTCTATCAGTACTAAACTTGTTAGTATTTACAGGACTATCAGCTGGTTTAGCTTCTAGTTCTGTTTTTAATTTTTCGTTTTCTGCTTTTAAACTTTCAAAATCTTCTTTTGAAAATTCTACAACTTCTGTTGTTTTTATTGATTTAGGATTTTTAGAAGGTTCTTCAATTACTTCTGCTTCTTCACTCATTTCTTCAACATCACCTGTTTCACCAATTTGTCTTTTGAGGTCACTAACAGCATCTTCTAAGTTCTTAATTCTTTTTTCCATTCCTTTCCAATCAGCAACATCAGCTTCTTCATCATAATCATCTTTATCATCTTCTTCTGCCATGTCTTCTTTTTCTTCTTTAGTAGCTTCTTCTTTTGGCGTTTCTTTTTCTTCTGTTTCTGACTCCATAACTTCAGCAACTATGCCTTCATTTTCAACTCTAAAACTTACACCAGTATCAGTTTTATATGTGCCTGCTGGTAATGGTATTGTTGTTCCATCTTCAGTTAATACAGAAATATCAACACCAGATTCTAGCTCTTCAGCAGTAGATACAAAAATTGTACCATCTTCTGATTTAGCTTGCCATGCTAATTTTACTTCATCTTCATTAAGTCCTAATGCTGATAATATTTGTTTTTTTAAATCCATAATTTCTTTATTTAGTTAAGTTCGTAATATATAATAGAATAGTTATTTATTTATTTGATTTTTAGATTTTATAGTGCTTTTAAACTTCTTTTATATCTACCTTCTATTTTTTCTGCACTTTCTGTAAAGTTTTTCAAAACATCAAATTTTGCAATATCTTTTGTTTTAATGCCTAATTCTTTAGATTGTTGTTCTACTTTACTGATAATGGAAGATGATTTAGTTATTAGTTTTTTTGCATTACTTACAACAGGTTTATAATCACTAATTGCCTTTGCAATTCTTGTGACTACATCACTTTCTTCTTTTGCTACATCTTTAAAGCTTTTTACTAGCTTTTCAATATCATCTACTAAATTTAACTCAACCTTTTTAGATTTTAGTTCAGTTTTTTTAGCTTCTTGTATTATTTCATTTAATGCACTTAATATTTGCGCATCTGTTGGGTTTTTTCTTTGCATAGCTTCGAATTTATTAGTAAAATAACCTTCAATTGAAAGTCCTTTTAATTCACCTTCTTTAATTTTTTTCCATAAATCATCATTTGTTATTTTCATTTTAACAAACCATGTACCATTTGGCAAGTCATAACCATACATTTTAGACTTATCACTATCACCTTCTTTAATCCAGCTTTCAACAGTTAATACACCAGATACTCTATCCTGGTGTTCATAGGTTGCTTTGTGGTGATTGTTATGCTTTAAATACAATTCACTAGCTTTTCTAACTGTATCAGGACTAAAATATACATAATACTCTGAATCTGTATTTGGGTCGTATCTAAATATTTGTTTGTTAGGTATAAGTGCTGGACTAACCAACATTCTCTTTTCTTCATCTACTTTAGCAAAGGTCAAGTTGTTTTTCTCTTTACCAAAATATATAAAGTCTTGTTCTATTGCAGGACTTGACACTAAACTAATTGCATCAATTGCTAATTCCTGGTTGTCATCTGCTATTACTAATTCTACTATTTTAGTTTCTTTCATATTATTTTATTGAAGGCATATTACTAATATATTTTTCTAAAGATTTATTAGTAGTTCTTAAATCTTTTAGTTCTTTAGGTTCTTGTTTTATTCCCAATTCTGAAAGTGCCTTTGTGGTTTCTGCTATCAAATTCTTTTGAATTTTTATTTGTGTTTCAGCAGTTTCAGTAACAGCTTTAGTTCTTTTTATTGCTTGTTCCATTTGGTTTTGGGCTTTACCCATATCCTGCATAATTTTATTAGAACTACTTATTCTGTCTTTTACATCATCTATAAGTCCTAATTGAACTCTTTCAACTTTACTTAAATTAAATTCTTTTAATTCTTTTGCGTATTCTTCATACGTTTTTTTCCCTAATGGCGTTGGATTCATTTTATTATATTTTTTAGGATTTGCTTTTTCACAGGCTTCTTTAGTGGCATATTTACACTCACCAGTGTTGCCCCATTTATACTTTTCGTCTTTACATTTCTTACACGGCATATTATATAATAGATTTAATTAATATTTATTTGATTTTTATATTGTCGCTCTTCTTCTAATTGCTGCAAGTTTATCTTGATTGTTTGTAACATCATCACTAACAACGTACGCTTGTACAGGTTCAGGTTCTACTGCACCATCTAATTCAAATCTTCCTGACATCATTTCTGGAGCTGGTGGTTGTGCTTGTGTTGTTGGTGTAACACCACCCCCACCACTATCACCACCTACATCTTGTTCCATTATTTTTTTAACATTAGCTAAACCCCCTGCAATTACTGCTGCGCCTGTTACAAAACCAACAGGACCACCCATTGCAAATGCTTTGTTTGCACCAACATAAGTATCAATAACAGCCTGTGCAATTGCTAATGCTTTACTTTCACCTGCTAAACCTTGTAAAGCACCTGCTAAACCTGAAAATGCTTCTAATTGTTCGTTTACTTGTGTTCTAGCTATATCTGCTTTTTGTTTTGCAAATTTTTTCTCAATAGCAGTGGTGTCCATTCCTGACTTTTCTGCTAATTTTATTTTTTCTTCATAGTCTTGTTTCAGCTGTTCCATTTCTACTTCTCTTTCACTCATTCCTGCAAGTATTGTTGCTCTTTGTCCTTCTAATAATTCTTTTTCAAGTGATACTTGGTTTGTTTTTTGTTCAGATAATTGACCAGTAATGGTTTCTTCTAATTCTAATAATGCAACTTTTTCCCGTTCTAATGCTATAAAATTTTCATTACTACCATTAATATCAAATTGTGCTTGCGCTGCATCAATTTGTATTTGTATTTGTTCTCTTTGTGCTTGCTGTTGTTCAGCTAATATTTTATCTAGTTCTTTATTTGCAGCAATTCGCTCTTCAAAAGTCTTTGTTTCATCATCCCTAATTTGTCTTTGTACTTCTGCATCTTTTAAATATTGTGCGTTTAATTTAGCAAATTGTACTGCTGCTCTATCTGCTGCGTTTTGTGTTTCTGTAATTGATTTTGCTTGGTCAAT